ACTGTAGCTCGTCCACAACCGTTTTCTTTGCTATAGGTGATGTATGGCATTAACTCCCGAAGAAAGAAATCAGTTTTATTATGGTAATCCTCCTGCTCAAAGCAGTTGGACTGACTATATAAATCCAGCTAATTTAAATATATTTGCTACACAAAACCCAATGTATGAAGGTTTATTAGGTGCAGATCAATCTAAAACGTTATCTAAACAATCTAATATTGCTGGTTTATTAGGTGCGGCTGCTGCATTAGCTCAAGGAATGGGAAAACAAGGACCTAAAAGGTCTGGCTTCCAAAACATTATTGGTGCTTTAGGTGCTGGTTATGGTGCATCAGGTCAGCAATATCAGCAAGGATTGCAAAATTATGTAATGCAGCAAGACATAATGCAGAAGCAGTTAGCTCAAAGACAATTAGCACAAAAACAAGACGCTATAAATCAAGTATTGGCTGATCCTAAAGTTGCTGGTGATCCTGCTATGAAAGCATGGGTACTAAGCAATCCTGATAAAGCTCTTGAGATGTACGTTAAACGGCGTGGTATGCAGCAGTTCTTAGAGCGTGAGAATCAACCTGCTCAAGTTCCTCAAGCTGCTGTATCTCCTGATATGACTGCTTATGGCGATAAGATGGCTGTGTATAACGAGCAAATGGCTCCTTATACTACTAGCGGTGGTGCTACTCAAGTAATCCCACAAGCTACACCAGTACGTGAACCAATGGGTCAATTAGCTCCCGGTACAGTTGAAACTGCTCCAGTTCCTGAGATGTATACTGGTAAGTTTGGTGCATTACCTACGGCTCCTACGGCTCCTGCTCCTGCTGCTCCTAAATCTGCTCCTGCTGGTCATCCACTTGATAAAGAAATTAGACAAGCTGATTTACTGTCTAAATATTGGGCTGGTGAAGGTGATGATGCAGTTAAGTCTAAAGAATATCAGGCTATTGCTAAAGAATTACGTTCACGTAAGACTCAGGATGAGTTAGCGTCTAGTGTTGGTGGGTCATTGAAAAACATGAATCCAATGCTACAGCCTTTGGTAGATACACTTATTGCTAATGCTCCTAATATGTCGGCGGCAGAGATTCAATCTGCTGCTATGGATATTCGCAAGAAGAATACAGACTTTAAAGTAAGTACAGAGACTGAATTGCGTAAAGAATACTCAGCATTGCCAGAAATTAAAGAATTTACAACTGTTGAGACTGCATTTAAACAGATTAATAATGCTCTTTCTAATCCTAGTGCTGCTAATGATTTGGCTGCTGCTACTAAATTTATGAAGCTGCTTGATCCGGGTTCAGTTGTTCGTGAATCTGAATTAGGTATGGCTATGAACGCTACAGGTGCTATTGATCGAGTTCAGAACTACTTCCAGAAGCTGCAAAATGGTCAGGTATTGAATCCTGAGCAACGCGCAGACTTTAAACGTGCTGCTCAACTTGCGTTTAGTGCTGCTCAAGATACTAGAGACAGAACATCTGCTAGGTACGTTGATTTAGCTAATTCTTATAATGTTGACGCTAATAATGTGGTTCTCAGAGGCAAAGGTACGCCTAAACCAGAAGAAAAACAGCCAACTCCACAGCGTAATACTAAAGGATGGCAATTAAGTGTTGATGCTAATGGTAATCGAGCGTATGTCAGTCCTGACGGTACGAAGTTTGAGGAGGTTAAATAATGCCTTTTGATCTTGCTACGGCTAAACCTATAGGACAAAAAGAAACACTAAGTGCTAAAGATGTCGTATCTCAGGCAATTAGCAATTTCCCATCGTCATTTAGAAATGTGGCTACTGGTGCATATGAGGCTATTACTAGCCCATTGCAGACTGGTAAAACATTGCTGGATATTGGTGCTGGTGGACTGCAAAATATCCTGCCTGAGAGCGTTGTACAAGCTATTGGTGAGGATAAAGCATCGCGTGATGTAGCTAACCAAGTAGGTCAGATGTATGTCAAGCGTTATGGCGGTATAGAGCAAGCTAAACGCACTATTGCTAATGATCCTGCTGGCTTTATGTCTGATGTATCTGCTGTGTTAACTACTAGCGGTGGTGTAGTTCCACAACTAGGTAAGGCTGCATCATTTGTTGACCCATTATCGTTAGCTGCTAAGACTGTTGGAACGGTTGGTAAGGCTGCTGCTCCTGTTCTTGGTATGACTACTGGTGCAGGTTCAGAGGCTATTAAACAGGCTTATGGTGCTGGTAAGGCTGGTGGTACTGCTGCTGAACAATTCAGAAGCAATATTACTGGTACTGCTCCAATGACTGACGTATTAGACATGGCTAAACAAAATCTAGCCAATATGAATGCAGAGAAGCAAAAACAATATCGATCAGGAATGGTTGATATTAAGAATGATAAGAGTATTCTTGATTTTAGTGGTATTGATACAGCACTATCTAATGCTCAAGAAAGAACGCAATTTAAAGGCATTACTACAAAGAAACAAGCAGCTAAAGAAATTGAAGATGTAAGAAAGATTGTTAGCGATTGGAAAGCATTAGACCCTGCTGAATATCATACTCCAGAAGGTTTAGATGCACTAAAGCAGCAAGTTGGCGATGTTCTTGAGAGTATTCCTTACGAGCAAAAAAATGCTAGAGCGTCTGTAAAAGTTGTTTATGACTCAATTAAAAATGAGATAAATAAACAGGCTCCTACTTACGCTAATGTAATGAAAGAATATTCAACTACATCTGAGTTAGTTCGTGAGATTGAAGGTGCTTTAAGTCTTGGTCAGAAATCACGTGCTGATACTGCTATTCGTAAATTACAATCTTTGATGCGTAAGAATGTAAATACTAATTTTGGTCAACGTGTACAACTTGGCAAAGAACTTAGTAAATACGGTGAGGATATATTTCCTGCATTGGCTGGTCAATCTCTTGCTGAATTAACTCCAATGGGATTACAAAGAGCTACATCGATTCCTGCTGCTTATGGTGCTTTCTCTGCTGGTGGTCCTTTGGCTGCTGGTGCATCATTATTAACTTCTTCTCCTCGTTTAATGGGTGAAGCTGCTTACGGTACTGGATTACTTGCTAGAGGACTTGGTGCTGCTGAAAATGCAATGCCATTAGCTTTTGATCCTAGAGCATATAACCTGATGTATCAGGCTGGTCGTATTAAAGGACAATAAATCATGGCAAAGAACAAGATTAGTGAATACAGTTCTACCGCTTCCAATAATACGGATATTGGCGGTATTAACATAGCTGAGGGCTGTGCTCCATCGGGTATTAACAATGCTATACGCGAGTTAATGGCACAGATTAAAGATCAGCAAACAGGCTCAGACGCTGATAACTTTGTCGTAGGTGGTGCATTTACGTGTACTGGTGCTGCTGTATTTAGCTCAACTGTAGCATTAGGAGCCACAGCTACGGCTACTACGCAATCTTCTGGTGATAACTCTACTAAGGTAGCTACGACTGCTTATGTGTCTAATAATGCTTTCCCAAGTGGCGGCATTATTATCTGGTCTGGTTCTGCTGCTGCTATTCCTAGCGGCTGGTATCTGTGTAATGGCTCTAACTCAACTCCAGACCTTCGTAATCGTTTCGTAGTAGGTGCTGGTTCTACGTATGCCGTAGGTGCTACTGGGGGTACTGCTGATGCTATTGTTGTTAGCCATACTCACACCGTTAGTGATTCAGGTCACGCTCATGATTTACAAAAATTAGGTTCAGCACAAGCTGGTAGTGATAATGGTGGTGCACCAATATCTTCATCTACTGGATACTCAACAGCAAGGAATTTGTCTGCAACAAGTAGTGCAACTACAGGTATTTCTATATCTTCAACTGGTGATTCTGGTACTAACGCTAACTTGCCTCCGTACTATGCTCTTTGCTACATCATGAAAGCCTAATCATGGACAAAATACAATTGACAGACGAGCAGATTGACCATATTGCAGAACGTGCTGCTGAGGTAGCTTTTAAACGTATCTACGAAGAAGTAGGTAGGTCAGTTGTAAAGAAGATATTCTGGATTGTTGGTGCTGGTGCGCTAGGTCTCATGATCTGGATGGCTGGTAACGGTCAGCTACCTAAGTAATGTGGACCCACTTACAATTCTTGCTGCTGCGAAACTGGCTGCAAGTGCAATTAAACAAGGCTGTGAACTGTATCAATCGGCTAAGGCTGATGGTATGGAGTTGGTTGACGCATACGGTAAAGTTAAAGATGTGGTTGCTGACATTAGCGGTCATCTGGGAAACTTCTTTAAAGCGCATGAGCAACTTGAAAAACATGTTCACGAAGAAGAATTAAAGACTAAGAAAGTCCGTGATCCTGAGCTATCGTTAAATCAAGAGGCATTTAATCGAGTGCTTGCTCAGAAAGAAATGATTCGGCTAGAAACAGAGTTACGCGAAACGCTCGTATATTCGGCTCCTAAAGAACTTGGGGCAATATGGTCAGAGTTTGAAGTAATGCGCGATAGGGTTAAGGCAGAGCGAGCAGAGGTTCAGCGTCATGAATTGCAGAAACAACAGGCGGCAGTATGGCGACGGGCAAGTATAAGAAGAAAAATCGCGGAACAGATGACATCAATAATCGCGGTCGTGTTCATAATATTGTGGTTCCTATGGCTGATGATACTCCTCCGAACGAGCCACACATACCGTGGTCTTTACTCATTACCGTCCTTATTCTGTGTATTGTGTTAGTCATCGTATTGCCTGTGATGGGTGTTGCTTATATGGACATGAATAACGCGACCATTATGGCTACTGAAGAAATACGCAAGATGAAAGAATTACGCATAAAAATATTAACGGAAGTACAGGAACGATAACAACTAGCTGGTTTTGCATAAAAAGGTTAATGATGCTTACTCTACTCTCTACATTTATGTCGTTCTTATCGGGTGGGCTTCCTAGTCTGCTCAATTTCTTCCAAGACAAGTCTGATAAGAAGCATGAATTAGCGATGGCTCAGGTTCAAGTCCAGATGCAGCTAGAGATGCAGAAAGCAGGTTTCCAGTCTCAGGAACGTGTTGAAGAAATACACACAGAGCAGATACAGATACAAGCAGCTTCAGACGAGCGTCAGGCACTCTACCAGCACGACATAGCTATTGGTCAAGGTGCAAGCCAATGGGTAATCAATGCTCGCGCTATGGTGCGTCCTACAGTCACATACGGTCTATTCTTCTTGCTAGTCGGTATTGATATAGCTGGTGTCTGGTACGCATGGACTCAGAACGTACCGTTTAAGCTAATGATTGATGAGGTATGGGATTCAGATACTCAGTTGATCTGGGCATCCGTTATTGCGTTTTGGTTTGGTACTCAGGCATTTGGCAAAAAATGAAGGTAAGTGATAATGCACTTAAAGCCATAATGCACCATGAGGGGGTAAGGATTAAACCTTACCGTTGTCCTGCTGCGCTGCATACGATCGGCGTGGGTCACGTACTTTATCCAGAACAAGCCAAGCTACCTATGGAAGACCGGCTTAAATACCCGATTAAACCGGAAGACAATCGCAAATTTACAATGGATGAAGTTAATGCAATTCTTGCGGCTGATTTGCAGCGTTTTGAACGAGGTGTTTTACGTTATTGCCCTGCTGGGATTACTCAAGGGCGGTTTGACGCTCTGGTCTCTTTTAGCTTTAACGTAGGACTAGGAACACTACAGAGGTCAACTCTCAGACAAAAGCATAATCGAGGTGACTATGACGGTGCTGCTGATGAGTTCTTAAAGTATTGTAAGGCAGCAGGTAAGGTTCTTAAAGGACTCCTTAATAGGCGTAAAGACGAACGAGCTATGTATCTAATGTAATTTGTAATATTATTGCAATAAGTATATGATATATAGAATAAATGTCTAAAAAATCAATACCTGATGACTGTATGCCAGCGTGTATTAGCTGTGCTTTCTTCTCATGCGAACCTAAAGATGACTTAGGTTACTGCAACCGATACCCACCTACGTTGATGGAAATTGAAGGTAACTTTGAGAGTTGCTTTCCTGTTACTGAACGTTCCGATTGGTGCGGTGAATTTATCCGTAAGGTGAACTAATGAAATCGACTGATGAAGAATTTATTGCCATTTGGAATAAGTACCATTCAGCAATAAGAGTCGCAGAGGTATTAGATATAGATGTCCGTAATGTTCATGCAAGACGTAAAAAACTTGAAGAAAGATACAGTATCCAATTAGCTTCAGGAGATAAACGCTCTCCTTCGTTTAATGTAACTATGCCCGGCAATAGCATTAGGGTTAAAGTAGAGATGGATGACGGTGTGATTATGGTTGCTTCAGACTGCCATTATTACCCGGGAATTATATCAACGGCTCATAAGGCTTTCGTTAAGTTAATACCTGAATTAAAGCCACAAATGATTGTTATGAATGGCGATGTATTTGATGGAATGGGTATTAGTAGGCATGATCCTATAGGCTGGCAAAAACTACCATCAGTAAAACAAGAGTTAGAAGCCTGTTCAGACCGTCTAAATGAGATTGAGAACGCATCTAAGAGTGCTGCCCTACATTGGACATGGGGGAACCACGATATGCGGTTTAATACTCGTCTAGCGTCCCAAGTTGGGACTGCATTTGAGGGCGTTAAAGGAATGAACTTAACGGATCATTTTCCACGTTGGAAGTTCAGCACAAGCATTATGGTTAATGACCATACAATGATTAAGCATCGTTACCATAACGGCATCCATGCTGTTTATAATAATACGTTGAAATCAGGCACTAGCATTGTTACTGGTCATCTACACAGTCTTAAAGTTACTCCGTGGACTGACTATACTGGTACTCGCTATGGTGTAGACACAGGCACTATGGCTAATTTAGATGATCCTGCGTTCGATTATGCGGAAGATAACAGCCGCAACTGGCGTTCAGGTTTTGCTATTTTGACATTTTATAACGGTAAGTTAATGCCTCCAGAGTTATGTGAAGTTATCTCCGAAGGCGTGGTGTATTTTAGAGGTCAAATTATTGAAGTATAAGGAAGATTATTATGTCCAACTTTATTCAAAAACAAATTGATGCGTCTGAGCGGTTATTCAATGTGATGCTTGAGGATCATAAGCAACGGTTTGAAAAAATTGCAGCAGTTTACGCATTAAGTGAAAGTCTACAGAAAAAATTAAACGAGCGTGATGCAGAGATTGCAAGATTGCGTCAACAACTACGACTCTATGAATCAATAGATTTTATGTAATTCATCATCTCAGCGTTCATCTTTGCTTGTGCCCACTTAGTAGGACCAGATAGTTGCATTAACGCTAGTGAGAATTGCACGAAGTTATTAAGTTTCTCTAGTTCTAGCTCGTCTACCTCACCATTGCGAATACCTCTAATGACATTAGTTATACCAGCTCTATTGTCATCTATTATGGCTTGCCAGTCATAGTCATCCTTACGCTTACGTGGATTCTTAGTCATTCTTGTTCGAAGTTTGTATATTCTTTTCGGTCGTGCTGTTTTTCTCTTTTAGTTTGGCTTCTATGGCTCGTTCATATCCCCATAATGTTTCTTCTATGATTCCATATCCATCATTGAATTCAGCCCATATATCGTCAATTTCATCATTAGTTAGATCAACCCATTCACGCTGGTTAGGTGTACACGTGTGTATATCTGCTGGATTAACTTTACCGCATCTAGGACAAGGTTCAGTATAGTTAGGCTTACCACCTGAATAGGTCTTTACCCACGGACATTGACAATCGTGTAACTCTTTTTCACATTTACCGCATCTCATAATTCATTGCCATTCTTCTCAGCTTCTTTATTCATTATTTTTCCTAATTCTATATAGTCGTTGTCTTTGTGCTTGAGTCATTGCTCTACGTTGTTTATCTTTCTGCTCACCTACAAAATACACAGGTATTGCATCTCGTCCTTTAGTGTCTTGTCTCCAATTGCATATATACACTATTCCATGCTTTCTAAAAATACGCATTAATTTCTGTGCAGTAACTATATGTAAACCAGTTTCATTAACTATTTCATGTGCTGATACAGGACGAGATAACAATAACTTTAATGCTCTAGCATAAGTTTCTTGATTAACTTTAATCATAAAGTGTCACTTTTAGTTATTTAGTGCAGATTCTTTCTTTAGCTTCTTTCATATTAGAGTTCATTAGCCATGCAGAGCATTGAGAATCAAGCGCAATGGCATTAAAACCGTCTCTGTAGCCCTTCTTATAGGATGCTTGTACCCTATCCGTAACCAAGCCAGAAAACAGCCATACAAGCCCTAAAAACGATACTACATACATTATCACTTTCATAACAGCTTTCTAATATCCGCTACTGACATACCTAAGCACTCATGGATGCGTAAGATCATGTCTGCTGATACATTGACTTTACCTGAGCGAATCTTACTTATCGTAGGAGGTGGTACGTCTAAGGTACGGCTAAGTTCAGCATCATTTTTAATGCTGTATAGCTCTTTAACTGCGTCTAGTAATTTCATAGTTACTCCAAATAAAAAGACAGGAGCCGAAGCCCCTGTTAAAGCCCACCACGGGCTGCGAGTTAGTTATCAAAAAGGAATTTCTTCGTCAGGATCAGCCGCTACTACTGGCTTATTGACTGGCTTAGACGCTGCGTCACCCTTTGGGCGTACCGATAAGCTAAAGAACTTTTTATTGTCCTTCTTGGATTCTTTAAGCCAGCCAGATAGCCAGTAATCAGTACCAGATACATTGACGCTACCTGAATAGTCTGGATGGTTCTCACTCGTTTTATTCTCATTTCGGTATAAAACTCCACGGTCGGTATTATCAAATTCAGTTGCCATATTATTTCCCTGTTGAAAATTTCTTGATTGTGCTGCGTTCACTAGGCTCTAACCTACTCCAAAATGCTGTCTTAGAGTCTGCGTCAAACTCTTGTAACGTGATGTAATCAATAGCCCCTTGAATGTCGTTTTTTTGCAATAGCATACGTACATCCATAGCAATATCCTCAAGCAGTTCTTGAGTCTTTGCGTCCATGCTGTCGTAAACGTCTACGGTAATAGGCTTGGCTGCTTTAGGTTCGTCTTTCTTGATCGTAGCGTCGACTATATCGTTCTCAACCAACTCCAACGCATTTATCAGTAGGTAGCGTCTTAAATAGGTATGCAAACTGCCCAAAGCCTGAATTGCTGGAGATTTGCCACCTTCAATTACGACACGAGATACAGTATCAGCAATAGGACTCTTAAAATAAATTACGCCACCATGCTCTGAATCAAAGATACGCAAGGTAGCCATATCATCGCTAATGCTAAATACTGAACATAAGCCAAGATTATCAAAGATGACGTTAATGCTTGGAAGGAAGTCTGCTAATTCAAAGTATTTGAATCCTGCGAATGAGTTAAAGCCTGACTTTTTTAGCGGTAATTCTTGAAGTAATACTCTGGCTTTTTGCAGCTTGCTATATACAAGCCATTCTTGTTGTTCGTGCTGTTCCTGCAATTGATAGTCATTCATAGTAGATTCCTATTTATTTATCTGAATTTTTTATACTGAACCACATTGGTAAGTTGTGTTTCCTTAGTAGATTGTATTTTCTCAGCCGCTTTTTGATCCTTTCTAAATTTAGCAAAAGTCTTTCTAATGTCCGTCTTAGCGGAAGTAACGTAGTCTTTCTTGTAGAGTATGTTCTTTTCATCGGTCATATTGAGCAAGCCACAATGTATAAAAGAACTATTATTACACCACAAAGTATTGGGTGATGTGCAAAATAATCGTTAGTGTTGAGCAATTTATTCATAGTTATCATTTGATTCTAAAATATTAACAAGTTCGTGTATTTCTCTAGGAACGATCATTAGTGCTTCATACGCAATATCAAGTATTTCCTGCTCCTGAGTCGTTCTTGGCTTCTTGTCTAGATTATCTGCCAGCAATCGTAAGGCATAGACAATCTCAGCAATTTCCCAATTATGCATATCAGTTTTCATAAATAGTCCTTGCTGCATTTGCTGCCTGACGGGCTTCTGTGTATGCGTAATCGTTAGAAAGCGTATTGAATCCTTGATAGTATGTCCACTCACCATCTACTAAAACTTCAACAACAAGATCGTATGTGTCTGTAAATGGGCAACCTGCATTAATTGTGCGAACTTTTGCTGATTTCATAGTATTCTCCTAGTTAATATTACAAAAAATATTTTCCGTCTTGATATTGCACACGCTTACCAATTTTTTGAAGTTTATTTTGTGCTGCTAAAAAAGAAATATTTCCGCTTGATATTTTTCTCCAGCCTTTACGAAAACTAGGATGATGTAATTTAAAATCTTCGTGATATGCACCATCTAAAAAAAGTTCTACTATTTTTGTGCTATTCATTTTATTCTCCTAGTTAATTAATAGTGCGTTGCAGCCAAGAAACTATATCGCAGTATAATATTGAATGTCAACAACTTTTTGAAATTATTTTATGTACGTACCACGTGAAGGTTCCCGTAGAGAATTACTTATTGAAATAGTCAATAAATCAGGCGGTATTACCATAGAAAGGTTAATAGAAAAGCATGGAATGTTAGGTGCTACTGAAACTTGGAACCTGATACGAGACCTTAGAAAGTTAGCTAAATTGCATTGTATTAACCAGATTGGCGATGTATTTTTCCCTATTTTTAAGGCTAAACCTGCTGAAATAGATGATAAGGTTGATTTAGTTCCACCACGTACAGCACCACCATTTAAGCCTTTAGAGACGTTCCCACCTACCGTAAGCCCACGAGGTCAGCCAATTGAAAGACGAAGTTTTAAAACCTGTAAGTCAAACGTCCGTTATCAAGGAAAAAACGATATATAACTTCAGTATGCAGAAATGTCCTGCTTGCAAACATTCACGTTCAGCAATTCAATTTAAAAACTCTGATATTTGTAGGACTTGCGCTAGGAGAAAAGTTTCGTTATAGTGGTTGTGTGCTTGGCAGCATACATAAAATCGGTAAGCCTTAGATGGGACTCTGCTGGTTACCGAACCAGTCTGCCAACATTAGATTTTTAATCTAGTGAGAGTCTCACCTAAGGCTTTTTTTATTGGAGAAAGCCATGAAATTAAAAGGAACTCAAAGTGTTCGAGTTGATTTTACTGAAGCGGGGACAATTGTTTTAGAACAACTTTGCGATATTACAAATGAATTTATTTATATCTATTTAACGCTTGAGCAATTTGATAGTCTTGAAACTTGGGTTTTAAGAAATAAAGAAGAAATAGAATGTGCGTGGAACGATGGGGTTGAAGAATGATATTAAAACCTAAGAATTGGGATAAGTTCCAGCACTATAGTCATCGTAATCCACCGTGGATAAAGCTGCATCGAGATTTGTTAAACGATAGGATATTTGCAAGTTTGCCTATTGCTAGCAAGGCAATAGCACCACTACTTTGGCTGCTTGCAAGTGAGTCAAAAGACGGTAGTTTTGATGCAGCTAGCGATGAGCTAGCATTCCGCTTGCATATTGCTAGCAAAGATATTGAACAAGGACTTAAGCCATTGATTGATAATGGCTTTTTTGTTGACGCTAGCACGATGCTAGCACCATGCTTGCAGGTTGCTACCACAGAGAGAGAGACAGAGAGAGAGGGAGAGGGAGAGACAGATAAGATTACGCTAAAGCGTCCTGATGATATTTCTGAAGAACTATGGAAAGATTTTAAAAAGCTAAGAAGTAATAAAAGAGCACCACTTACTGAATTGGTAATGAAACGATTAAGGAATGAGGCTGATAAAGCTGGAATACCATTAACGAAAGCAATAGAGACAATGTGCGATCGTGGATGGGCTGGATTCCAAGCTGACTGGTTTAAAAAAGAAATGAAAGAAAAGCCTATAGTGGGGTGGAAATGATAGAGAACATACTCACCAGACTAGAGAAGGTTAAAGGTCGTAACGGAGCATATACGGCTTGCTGTCCTGCTCATACGGATAAGAGTCCTAGCCTAGCGATAAGAGAATTAGACGATGGTCGTATCTTAATGAAATGCTTTGCTAACTGTAGCGTTCAGGAAATAATGGGTGCTATTGGTATGGAAATTGGTGATTTATTTCCAGACACAAATAAAGACTTGCCTCCGGTTAAGAGAAAGTATTATGCTTCAGACTTGCTCAGAGTCATTGAATTCGAGGCATGGGTAGTATCAGTAGCAGCTTACACAATGGCACAAGGACTACCACTATCGGAAGAAGATAGAGGTCGAATGAAGAAAGCACAGGCTAGGATAATGGAGGCAGTTAAATATGTCGGATAATATTTTTGCAATAGCGGAACGACTTTACGAAGATCGTCAAATAATCAAGTCACAAGATATTGATGTTGAGAAGTATCTAAAGAACAATGATTTATCGGCTCAAGTTAAGTCTGCTAATAGCTGGCTAGATGAGATTTACCAAAACTATACTGATCCTCAAAAGACTGACGATGCAGTTATGCCGTGGGTTAAAACTCACTCAGACGTTAAATTCAGGTTAGGAGAGGTGACAGTCTATGCTGGCTCTAATGGAGGTGGTAAGAGCCTTGTAACAGGTCAGATAGCGTTAGGTTTAGTAAAACAGAACCTAAAGGTATGTATTGCCTCATACGAAATGAAACCTATAACTACCATTGTCCGTATGCTTAGACAATTTGCTGGTGAGAATATAAACATCCCATTGACTCACGACAAAGAAGGCTACATTCGTGGGCTTTTAGGACGTTTCACTAATTTCATGGAGGATAATCTTTATCTTTATGACCAGCAAGGTAGTACGACTCCGCAGAAAACGATAGCAATGGCTAGGTATTGTGCTGTTGAATTGGGCATCCAGCATATCTTCATTGACTCATTAATGAAGTGTGTTGTCGCAGAGGATTCATTAAACGAGCAAAAGTCATTCGTTGACGAGTTATGTGCATTGGCTAGAGACCATCACGTACACATCCATTTAGTCCACCACATACGCAAGCTAGTGTCAGAGGAGATTCAGCCCGGCAAGACTGATTTAAAGGGTTCTGGATCAATTGCAGATCAGGTAGACAATGTATTCATGGTCTGGAGAAATAAGAAGAAAGAAAACGCTCGTAGAAACAATGAGGACTATGACGAGAAGCAGCCAGATATGTTTCTAATGTGCCAGAAGCAACGGAATGGTGAGGCTGAAGAATTTTATGGGATGTACTTTGAGCACAACAGCCAACAATTTGTAGATACGCTAGGTGGTCAGCCCATAGACTTTGATAACAAAGGTAGTTTCCGTGCCTGATAACAGCGAACTACACAGGCATCGATGCGAAGTCAGGCAGGTATTAAAGTGGCGTACTCAAGATAGAAACAAAGCCATTGAATATCTGTCTATTGTCCGCAATAAGCGCGGAGATAGAACGGCTCAGTTGTTAGAGAAAGAT